ATCTGGCGGCGGCGAGGACGATCTCGGAGGCTTCGGCGAGGCCGGCGGCCAGTTCTTTGGGCAGGTCTTTGTCGACCTGCCGTAACGCTTTTTGCAGGTCGGCGAGGCCGGTGACCTTGAGGCTAGCCTCGTCCACGGCGGGCGGCCCGGACCGCGGCGTTGAAGTCGACCATCGCTTTCTCCCAACGGTAAAAAGCGCGCCACGCCACCATTTCCGCTTGCGGCATCTGGTGGATCTCGCCGAGGGTACGGCCAAGGTCGCGGGCCAGGACGAAATCGAAAGCGTCGGTTTCGCCGAGGGCGATGGCCCGCTCAATCACTTTTCTGCGCCCCCTCGACGAGCCCGGACAGTTCGCAGATCCGGTCGACAACCGCGCCGGCGACGTCGGGTGGGGTGGCGGCACGCCACTCAGCCGCCTCCTCCTCGGTGACACCGACACCGCAGGCAACGATGTGGTTCTCGGCACCATCCAAATCGCCGGTGAAAGTCTGGATCTTGAGCGCTTCGGCCCGCGACAGTCCGCGTACCTTGATTTCGGCGCCGGCGACGCAGACCACGTCGGTCGGCAACGGCACGACCGGCAGGCTCACGGCCACGTCGTTACGGTCACCGCGCCGGTGACCTGGAAGTCCGCGGTGAACGTCACGACGTCACCGACCGGGGCGGACACGACATAGGAGGTGAGGAAACACTCACCCAACAGTTTCTGCTTACCGGTCGTGGAACCCTCGGGGCCGTACTCAAACGACGACGTGGTTTCCAGGCCGATCAGACCCGAGATAATGACGTGCGGGCCGGTGGCGGCCGTACCATCGAATTTCCCCGAGATCGACAGGGTGGCGTCCGACTGGGCCGACAGGTACGTTTTCGCTTCCGCGCCCATGGTGGTCGTTTCGGCGACGTCAACCGTGTTGTTCAGTTCGACATTGTCGACGAACGATGTGAGGACCTGCAGGGTGCCGGCCGCATTGTCGAGCTTGAAAACCGCGCCTTTGCCGTGGGTGAACGCCATGGTCTATCCCTCTTTCTGGTCGGCGGGCGCGACCATGCCGTCACGGACAAGGTCGCCGGCGTTGTCCGGGTCGAGCTCGAGGCGGTCGCCGGCGAGGTTCCCGCCGAAGTCGCGTAGGACCACGTAGACCACGGTGCCGCCGGCTTTCTTCGTTGCCATCAGTCGTACACCTCCACATCAAACAACGCGCCGAGATAGTCGACCGCTTGGATAGTGACCACGTTCACCGTCGCGCCGGTGACGCGGGCGGTGTGGACGGTGCCGCCGAGGTCGCCGTCCACGGCCGTTTTGATCGAGGTCGCGCCGGTCCCCGATACGTATTGGGCGAGTAGGTCGCGTGCGGCGCGGTCTGATACCCGGCCAACCAGGACGGTGATTGGGATAACGACGCGGTCGGCGCCCCTTCCCATCACCGAGTCGTATTCGACCGTTTCCGGCAGGCTCACTATCGCCTGGGGCGGGTTGGCCGCATCCGACGGATAGTCGGCGACCCGCAGGCCGGCGACGGTGCCGAGACGGACACCGATGGCGTCCATCACGGAATTGAGGTCGAGGGCCATTCACGCGACCCACCAATTGCGCCGGTAGGGCCGCAGTAACGATTCGACATCCGGGTCAAGTTTCGACAGGAGGCGCACCTCGGAACCGAATTCGACCGACCCGGCCACACCGAACGGGGCGTCCTTCCGTTTGAACAGCCGGGAGGACTGTATGAGGCACGCCTCTTTGACGGCGGACGGCGGTGTGCCACCGGGCCACCCGAATCGTGCGGTGACCATGACACCGGGCCGGTAGTTGATCTTCGGGAACCATCTGGTACCGAGGGCCACGAGGCGGGTCCATGGTTCGCCGGCGGCGGCGGCGTTGATCGGCTCTAACCGGTAGTCGGTACCGGACGTCCACGTCGTTTCGAACGTGCCGTCGTTGTTGTCGTCGGTCTGCACGACCAGGCCGGTCGTTGTGGAGATCGGGTCCACGTCCAGGTAACCGGTGTGTTGCACCACATATTGGCGGGTGGTGGCGAGACTGTCGGCGGTGAACACCCGGTCGCAGAACTGTTCTACCTGTTGACTGGCCGCGTCCAATGCGAGTTGAAGGACGGTGTCGTCGGCGGTGTCGGCGGCGGGGATACCGACGAAACCTTTCAGTTCGGCGAGGGTGGCGTACGCCATTTACTGGCCGTTCTCCCCCGGCTGCGCGTCGTGCCCGGTGAGCGTCATCGGATCGGACGGGTCAACCGTGTTCGACACGTCGTTGGGTGCCGCCGGGTTATCTTTCGGGTCGGGTAGATCCCCGCCCCTCGGGTCATCCTCGTCGGGTGTGGCGGTCAGGTTGTTGGCCGCGACCTGCCGCGGGTCGATCGATTCGATCAGCGGGGACGTCGCTTCCTCTTTCGGAGTGTCGGAATCCTTCGCGCGTGCCATATCCATTCCCTTCGGGTTATGCGCCGGTGCGTACGACAATGGCGTTGGGGTTCTGAACCGCACCATCGGCCCGCGCCCATGCCATGAACCCGGTCTGGCCGTTGGCCGCGTACAGCTCGTTGAGGGTGACCAGCGTCACATCCTTGACCCGGCGGATCACATACGCCTCGCCGATGTCGCCGAAAGCGAGGAATTTGGCGCCGGTCGCCTTCGATGGCATTGCCTGGTCGATCACGACTTCGTAACCCAGGAGGCGGGGACGTGTGATGTCGCCTGCTATCCCGTCGTTGACGCCGGTGAGCAGGGGCCGGCCCGTACTGTCGTTGAGGCCCATGATCGTGCCGTAGGTGGCGTCGTTCATCAGCCACTTGGCGTTCGGCCGGTAGGCCGGGTCGAGGAACAGGATCGTTGCCACCAGATCGGCCAACGCCAGGGTGCCGATGGTGCCCGACGTCGTGATCGGCACCGTAATCCCCTGCGGCTGCCCCGTACCTGTGCCGGTCGCCCAATGAACGGCCTGCAGACGGGCGATCCGCTCGCCGAGTTTGCGGGCAATGAAACTCGAAATGTCAAACGCCGAGTCCTGCAACAGTTCCCACGACACTTTGAGCGGCAGGTTCCCGGCGCCGCCGGCCATGTACTTATAGGCCGACAGGGTGCGCTGCGCGAACACGAGGTCGGCGCCGGCGGCGAACGTGCCACCCTCGGCGACGATCTCGCCGACGTTGGCCGTATCATCCACCGTCGGGTACGGCAGCAGGTTCCCTTCCGACGTGGTCACCGTCTCGGCGTAGTTGGCGATTCCGCCGAACTGCTTCATACGCTCAACGAGCTTGTTGCGGAACCCTTGCGGCACGAGGTAGCCGCCGGCCGAGTTGGTCCCCTCGGACTGTGCCCGGAATTGCGCCAGTTCGGGTTGCGGGTTCCCGGTGCGGAGGTACTGCTCAAAAGCCCGCTCGACTGGTTCGTCGCCGTCGCCGGCCACGTTGACGTGCAGGTCGGTGCGGACCGGGGCGGTCCACGCCTGGTGGCGCGACCGGATCTCGGTGGAGCGGCGCGCCGCGGTCAGCTGCCCTTCGAGTTCTTCGTAGCGGGCCGCCTCGTCGTCGGTCAGGTCTCGTTGGGTGCCGTCGGCGTTTCGGGTCGCGGCGATGATCTCGTCGAGCGCGGCCAACAGTTCATCGATGGTCAAGGCGTTACCTCCGGGTGTTGCGCGCCCGGTGGCGCGCCAGGATCATGCGGGTTCGGTTATCGAGGGTGGGCGGCTCGTAGCGGCGCAGGGTGACCGACGTGCCTTCGTAGGCCGGCATGGCAACGACCGACACATCCAGCAGCCGGCGGATATCGGTGTGGGTCCGTAGCTGCCGGCCGTCCGGGGCACGGCCGATCTCGTCTTTGCCGGGGAGGAACCCGAAGGAGGCGCCGGCCAGATCCCCCCGGCCCACGAGTTCGCGCACATCGGCGGCGTAGCTGGTTTCGGGCAGGTCGACTTCGAAGGCGAGGCCGTCGCTGTCGGTCGACAGGCGCAGGGTGCCCGACGACGTGCGCCCCAACAGCAACTCCGGGTTGTGGTCCCGGAGCGCCACCACATCGTCACCGCGGGTCAGGACGGTATCGAAAGCTTTCGGGTGGATCGCTTCCCACCCGCCCCGGATCTCGGCCATCTGCCCGAACACGGCGGCCCGCCCGGCCAGCGTGTTCCCCGACACCTCCGCGGCTCGAAGCTCGCAGTACAGACGGTTCATTGGGTGCCCCCCGCGCCGGCCGAGACCGGTATTCCGGGTGAGGTCCCGGCCGGCAACGGAGGCAGGTTGAACATGCGCCGGATTTCGTCGAGGGTGAGAATCCCCGCCTCCAGTTGAGAGATCAGCAGGGGGATTTCGACCTCCGGGGAAGGTTGGAGGAGGCCCTTGTAGTCGAATTCGCAGGTCGTCGGGCGGGTCAACAGCATCGACAGCCGCTGTTCCAGGCGCGACGTCCACGTCTGGAACGTCGTACGGGCCATCCATCGCAACAGTTCGGCGATCCCGGAACCCCACGTGGAGGCCCCATCCTCGGACAAGAGGACCTTGGGGATACCGAAGATGCGGCTCACCTCGTTGATCTGATGGAGGCGAGACTCGATGAATTGGGCGTCGACCGGGGGGATTGTCCACGGAGTGAACTTGAGCGCGGCGTTTAAGAACACGATGTCGCCGGTGTGGTCCACCCCGGACATCCGTTCCCGGAGTGAGGCGGCGGCGGCCGCCGCGTCCTCCTGGGAAAGGTTCTCGTCGCCGGAAACCAGACCGCCGAGCAAGAGACCCGAACCGAAAAGTCTTGCCGCGGCCTGGTCGCCGGCGATACCCGTTCCCAAAGCCTGACGGTGAGCCGTGATCGGGCTCAGCCCCCTGATACCGTCGGTCCCGAGAGCAGGGATGTGGGTCAGATCGGCGCAGGTCAACTCGCGCCGCGACCCGTCGGCGCACGACACTTCGAACCACTTGTAGAACCGGCCGTCCGGGCCGCCGTACTCGGCGAGTTGTTCCGCCGTCTGTATCGGTTTGACTGCCACGGCCGCCGGCGGAATCGGCATGAGCCCGACGATGGCCCCCGCCCCGTTGTACACATGTTGCAGGTACGCATTGCCGTGCAGGAGCAGGTGAACCATGACGAGCTCG